TCGCTTAGAACCGGATCGGACTCTATAGCGCCCTTGATCTCTGTGAATGAGCTTTCTTCCAGGCTGTTCAGGTGTTCGCGGCCGCACAGTATCTGTCCCTTTCTTCCTTCCTTGGCGAATATGTAGCCTTTCCAGGCGACCATCATTGCAAACGTTCTAGTCTTACCTGATCCCCTGCCGCCGTGAGCCACCCGATACCGGTAATCACCCTGGAACAATTCCAGCATCTTCTTGGGCATCTTGATGGCGACCTCACTCATCAGGGAGCTCTGCCACCAGGCGTATTGTGTTGGGATGATCAACCGTTACATCGGCCAGCATGTCGATCTCTGTGGCCTTCAACTCAGGTAGGTATTTGCCTAAAAGCTTTTGCCTGTTATCCATGCTCACTTTGAGCTTGGCTAGGTCTTTATCGAACGAATCAGAGTGTGGATCTAAGGCTTCAACTTTCTCAATCAAATCAAAAAGATGTTGCAGTGACCCCCGCTCTTGAAGGTACTCCCGCAGAGACTCCTGTCGGACCCGTCGATTTGCTTGTGCTCTGCTAACACCGCTTTCCATAACAGCCCGTCAGGATACAAAAACCCCATTGTTTGACGGACTGTATCACACAGGTTGTAGTCCCGTCACCCCCTAACTTGCAATGGCTATGCTGGACTTCACCATGCCCAGCCAAAGCTGTTCTATTGGCATCAACTCCTTGGCAAGCATCCGCATCTTTTCGCCATAGCCGTAGTCAAATAGTTCGTGCTGTTCTAAGAACGCAACCCGCTGGATACAGCCATGCAATCTAAGAACATCCGGCTCCTCGCATTGGCCAAATCCAACGGCGCCGTCAGCCTTGAACTTACCCTTGTCAAAGATCAAGTCTCCCCATTCCTTGCTTGACACCTTCACGTCAATTGAAATATCACCTAGCCAGGCATCAACCCCCTCATCGCCCAAAACGTTAAGCGTGGGCTTTTCCAGGTTAAACAATCTGGCAAACAATATTTCGCCGCGGTAAGCGCGGATGTTGGCGCTGATTCTCTTCGTGCCATCATCGGTGTCAGCAAACCTGGGCGTTGCGCCTTGCATATTGCATAGCTTTACGGTGTCACGCCCCAGACAATCAGCCAGGTGCATTTCGGCCTTGCTCAATCTAAACAGCATGGGACAGCCAGCGCTCGTTTATAATTTCGCTTTCAATATGCTCCCAGCAAAATCTGCAATAGATCATGTCTGCCACTTCAGGCCATTCGTCAGCGTCAGGAATCAACATATCCTCGGGGTGATAAATTTCGCCGCAATCCTCACAAGCATGATCAGTCATGGCGTAATTGCCTCCAATTCTTTCACTCGCTTTCTCAAATCTGCTTTAAGCTCTTCCAACTCGACACGGTTCCACTTGATGACCTCACGCTTGCTGGCCACCATGTTTCTCACGGTGTCTTCCCCGTACATGTCGATCATGTAAAGCGCATAGTCATCGGCCACTTTTGAGCCAAAGCGGTTGCAAAATTTGCATTGAACATGAATGTTTTCCTCCGCCAGCTTCCAGCGGCTATAGGTGCGTGAGATGAAATGCCCGCCGTCCATATCCTTCCAGTGCTGTCGCTTACCACAGGTCACACAACGACAGAATCCGTGCTTATCGGCCGCCTTCAACCTCACCAACTTCTGGGTGAGCACCGCGCAGTCATCGACCAACTTACCGATCGGTTTTGTCTTCGGCATCAGCCTCCCCCCAATACTTGAGATAAAACGCCTGGCAGTTTGGGCATGTGTAATTCGATACGATTAGCCCAAAATCAATATCATGCTCAGCATCATGGTCACCGCCCCAGATCACCTCCTCGCCGCAATCCCAGCACTTCGGTCTATCCATATTTATCGCCCTCCAGGCCAACGGGTGTGACCCCAGTAATCTCTGCCACCCTGGCGAGCAAAACGTCCAGCGCCTTGCTCAGCTCTTCTTTGGTCAGTCTTGTTGTGGACTCTTTGGTGTACATCGCCCTAATCACCGGCCGCACCAAAATCTCTTTGCAACTTTCCTCGGTCCACGGAAGATCAACCTTGCCCTCTGCTTCAGCCAGGAAAGTTTTAACGTCATAGCCGGCTTCATTCATGTCCACGGCCAGACGCCGTAGAAGCGCGTGTAAGGCATTATTCTGTGCAAGGGTCCTGGTGTACTCCTTCTCAGTTAAAATCGTCTGACGGCCCTCTGAGAGCCTCTGAAGCAGGTGTTGGTGTAGCGCGTCAGCATTAGCCTTTGTTTCGATGGTCCAAAAGACACCGGAAGTCATCCCGCCACCCCTGGCACTCGCCGCCTGGCTGGTAAGCAATTCGGAGCCATTTCGCCGTCTTTGTGTAGGCGCCCAGCATCCAGGAACAATTGAACATTCCAGCGGTCAGGGCCAAACCGCTGTTTCTCAATCTTGAATTCAATATCACCGTGCTCCGCCAGATAGGCGTTTTCTTCGCTCAGCAGATGTATGCCAGCCTCACGCTTCCTGGCTAGGGTCTGCCGTTCCTCGTTAGCCCAGACCAGGATCACGTTCTGAGCAATGTTGGTGATCGCCCCGCTCCCCAGGACACGATCCCTGGTTGGTCGGATGTTGCCCTGGTCAGCCTGGCTTTTGCGGGTGTGGTGGACCATCAAAATGTGGATGCCGGTTACCTTGGCAACGGATGCAATATCGACAATGAATTTTTTCTCATCATCGTATTTCGTAGACAAGTTGACGCATTGCAGATTGTCCAGAACCACAAACTTCACGCCGATATCAGCCGCCTGCCATAGCGCCCCTAGCACCCGTTGCGGCGTTATCTCTGTTGGGTTTTCCAGGGTCCAGACGTGATCGTCACAATCCAAAACAAAGGATTTGTAATCACCCAGGGCGATTTCGTCTTTGCCGGACCATTGCTTAGCCATCATCGACGTGACATCAGACGCATCCATCTCCAGGGACATCATCAAAACGTCATGATTTGCGGCAACGTCTACCAGGATCTGGCTCGCCAGGGTACTTTTGCCTGAACCATTCTCGCCCGCCAACACCGTTAGCTGGCCATCGCCTAGACGGAAATTATCGTGAGTCGATAACCAGGGTAGTTTGATCCCATGCGGCCCTGGCCCCTTGATAATCTTTCTGGCCACATCCTCAGCAAGCTCAGACAGCCGTAAAAATTTAGCCTCGGCGTCTGCCAGGGCTCGTTGGTGATCGGCCATCGTGAATTGGGCAAAATAATCTAGCGTCGGCATGGTGGCGGACCCTCCCATGTCGTGCTCATCACTTTGGCGTCTTGCGTTAACTCATCCGTCCATTGGCGAGCGTTTAACCACGTTGCAGGATACGGGCGACAATCCTTATCTTCAGTTACCTGGGATTTCATCCAGGATTGAAACGCTGGAGACTGCACCCGCTTAAGCGCTAGTCGCTTCTCTTCGGGATTCAGTTTCTTCCAGGCTTTTTCTGCGGCGCCCCTGGCATTCTTTCTCCCGTAATGCTGATACCAATCATCGAATGCGATAACGCTCACGTCAGTGAGCAAGTTTTTTTCTTTTCTTTTCTCTTCTCTTCTCTTCTTATCTGGGGTGACATGTCCTGACATGTCATGACGTGTCATGACGTTCCCTGACGTTTTCTGACGCTCTTCACCTATCAGCTTTCTTAGCTGGGGGCTGTTAGTCATTGATTTGTCGAGCCTTCCCAGAAGTTTGAGGCAAGTAATGGCGCCTTCAATTTCCTTTTCAAAAAGGCCGATATCGACCATGTAAGTCAAAATCCCCGTGACTTCCCTGCTATCTATTTTTAACCGCGATCCAATTTGTTCTGCATCATGTTCCAGGGCGCATGATGTATTTTGAGCATCTATTTTTCCCGCTATGAGCTCCAGGCAATAAAAATAAACGGCGTATCCATGAGAGCCGTAATGCATCAAAACCTTGTCTAGTTTCGCGTCTACGTGCGCATCGGTATCATGCTTAAACCACTTCACAGTAGGCGGCTCCATTCGCTATCCTGACCGTCGCCATGTTCTGGCCACCGCAATGCGGAAGTGCTGGAGGTAGGTCTTAGCCATCCCTGTAGGCGAAATTTGGCTTTACTCATCCACATCCGTAA